ATTGTTGAGCACGGCAGTCTCGTGGTTGCCGTCGCCCATCATCAGGATCATGTCACCGTATGGCCGGAGCAGGTCGGCTGACTCGCGGAACACCAGATCAAAGTAGTTGCCGCCAAGGTGCTCTGGTCTGATGTCGCCTTTGCTGCCGCGCCGATCCTTTTTGCCTTGCATCAGGCAAAGCACGTCGCCAAACATCAAAGCATGGCCGCCAATCGCTTTGCACTCATCCAGGTGCTGCAGCAGCAGCTTGCGGTTGCACTTTGGGTTGTCTAGGTGGATGTCCGACAGCAGCAGAAAGGTTGCTTCTTCCTTGGTGCTGTTGTACGGTATCCGTATCTCCAAAAGCTCTGGCGATACTCTTGTAGACGTAATCGCCATGCCGTTGGTAGCGGCTTACACAGCGAGTCTAATAGACCCAGCGCACGCGTGGCCTGCCTTTACGGATGCCTAAATGCACGAACCCCTTCGGTGCGCCATAGCCCACGCTGTAAGGCCATTCACGATCAACCCATGCCTGCACCTTGTTGATGTCAGCGCCATCAACGTAAAAGTCCACAGCTCCCACGCTTGGGGCGTCGTACAGGTGCTCGCTGCCTGATGCACCGCCGACGGCACGGTTGATCGCTGCTGGACGGTAGCCGCTGGTGATCGTAATGCGCTTGCCGCCGAATGCGACGCGCACCCGCTCCAAGAATGCTGCCAGCTCGGCTGCAGTGTCGATCTGATGCTGCGCAACAAACCGCCGCGCCGGATCACCTAAAGCAAACTCGCCCAAGGTGAAGTGTGCTGACAGCTTTGTGCTGAACGGATCGCTGGGCTTCACTTTGTACGGCAACGCCTGCGCAGGCTCAGGAGTCCGGCCGCTCCATAACTTGCATTCTGCCTCCCGGCGACGCTTCAGCCCAGCCTCAACATTGGTGCCAGGATTGCGGTACAGCAGCATTGCCTCGGGCACTGCATCCCAATCTTTCTCATGCAGCTCGCGGCTGATCGTCTCGAACCCGGTCGTGCCGTAGAACCCACTCCCGAGGTTGTAGGCAAAGCTCACCAGCGCGCATTGCTGATGATCGGCCATCTCACGCCAATGCGGCACCGTCTCGCGCAGCTTGGCGGCGATCCGATCCACATCCTGCCGCAGCAGCATGTCGGCCTCGACGCGATTCAGCTTGTCGCCTTTGCTGACCTTTCGACCGTCGCTGTAGCGCGTCGTGCCCCAGCCGATCGTCCACGGCTCGCCGCCGCTCAGCGGATCAGGGTACGCGTCGAGGTGACAGCCCTCGAACTGCTGGATGAGCTGCAGCGCTGCACTCAGATCGACCTGCTTGCCGTCTTGGCTCCAGGTAGCAAACCACGTCCGATCGCGACGCATTGCAGCGGCGTAGCCGTTGACGGCTAAATCCTGCTCAAGCTGCTGAATCGCAGCAGCCTGGTGCGGATGGTTTTTGTAATAACGAAACAGCGACTCGAGCGTGATTGGCGCGGTATTTGCCACGTTCAGCGACGCTTAGGAAACATCAGTTTCAGTGCCTGCAGCAGCAGCTGAATCCAGCTGTTCGACTTGAGCGGTGTCAGCGCAATCACTTCACTGCCAGCAGCAATAAGGATGGCGATGACGGCAACGGTTTGCGCGTCCATGATCAACGATGTGGGCGTGCCTCTAGCGTAGCCACCCGCTGCTCGACGCCATTCAGCCGCTTAAAGGTCTCCTGACGATCGGCGCGGATGTCGCCATGGAGCACTTCCAGTTGCGTAGCGATATGCTCCACTGCGGCGGTAAGCCTGATCACTGCCTCGCGGGCTTCGTCATTGCGACGGCTGAAACCCATCGCGCCCATAGCAGCCACGCTGATGGAAGCCCCAGCAATAGCAGCGACGACTTCAATCATGCACTCAGGTTAGCGCCCCTGTCCGCGCAGAGGCTTCTTCCCGCGACGTCGCGGCCTGCTGCGTTGGCCGTAGCCTTGTCTGGTTGTCTTCGGCGGTCCGGCTTGGTGATTGATCCGTGCGGTGCCGGTCTTGGCTTTTACTGCCATGGCATCCCGCTGGCCTTGCTTGGATGACGCTGCTCGTCAAGCTGCGCCTGCAGTGCGGCCAAGATCTCGGCTACTTTTTCGGCACCAAAGGCATCTTTGACCCAGCCGATCACCATCTCCTCAGTTAGGTCGGCATATGGGATCAGCTTGTCCGGGCGCTCGAAGCCCAGTGATCCGTAGGCCGAACTGGCATAGGTGCCATCTGCAGCCGAGAGTGTCCAGTGCGCGGTCAGTACGAACCCGTCGGCGGTTTCTCGCTCCAGGTTGGCAATAGCCCAGGTAAAGGTGGTGCTCATGGTGCTATGTGGTTGGTGTGAGTGTAGGGATGGCGGTCGGTAGCGTCAAAGACTAATTTGTTTAAGGCGCTGACCTGAACCGTAAGGTTGGCTTTCCGCAGCCGGAGGCGTCAGTCTTTTATATCTAGGCATGCACCATGCCAGAACCTTTAGTGCAAGTGACTACTGAGCTTCAAGTTCGGCGGCGATGGTGAGGAGCGCGTTGCGGTGACTTATGTGTGCAGCAGCAACGCCTTGCTCAAACTCGTTGAAGTCTTCAATAAGCGGCCATCCTGCTGGCACCACCTGATCCGCAGCAGCGCGAAGAGCGGCGGCAGCCAGTCGATGCTTGTCGCTTGGATGAATGCAGTCATCTTCAACGGCATCCAGTACCGCTTGCGCTGCGACAGATAACTTAGTCATGGCGGTTACTAGTTTTGTTCAGTCTTCATTTGACCCAGCACTTCCTTGAGCAAACGATGCACTTCACCAGCATCATCGACAAACTCACCTTTGTAGTAGAAACCTTCTTTGGTAAACCTGGCAATTTCTTTGGTATCTCCAGTGTTGAAGACGATTGTGTTGCTGTAATCTTGTTGGGTCATGATCTCTAGGGGATTGTGGCCGTGGGCAGGAGGTGACACTCGCTGCCCTACCACATTACACGGTGCCAGACCATTTTGGTAAGGTCAACAAAATGGTTTGTTACACCGAGCCAGGGTCAGAATAGAAGGGGACTAATCAGCACGCCATCAGTACACAAGGCACGCAGTAGCTGCCGTCGTCGTAGGTGCAGCTCACCGTGGTGCTGGTGACTTTGGCGATGGTCTTGCTGCGGATGATGTCGTCTTCTTGGGGTTTGGCAGTGCCATCACCAGCGGACATCAGCAGATCACCACGCTCAACGGTTGTGTCGGCTCCAATGCGGATGATGAAGTCACCCGTCATCGCGCAGTAGAAGTCGTTGGTGTAGGTATCGTCGTCGTCGTCCCAAGCTTGGAACACGCCGGACACGTTCTTATCACCTTCAACATCGCTCACCTTCATCCGGTTGAGCTGTTCGTTCTCCTCGTCGGTCCATTCGCACATCTCGTCGATGTTGGAGAGGACAGAGCCGCGCAGGATTTCTTCGCGCTCAGCGCCAGATGGGAGCTGGGACCAGCGGCTTAGATGAGCACCGTTGTAGGAGACGGTGGTGCCAGAGACGGAGATTGTGCCTTCCAAAGAAGTATCTTGCCAAAACTGAACAAGATCGCCGTCACTGGCAAGTCTGTTTATAAAAAGTCCTGCATTGCCACTTCGTACAATGTCAATACTTCCTTGTCCGCTATACAGTGCAAGACCTTGAGTTGAGAAGGAATCTGATGTTTTGCCTATCAATGCTGTGCCACTATTCGTAATCCTCATCCGCTCCGTCGGAGAACTCGCCCCGTCGGCGGTAGTGGAGAGCACAAGTCTGCCTGGGAAATCATTCGACCCAGGTGTTGCATCTGCCTGGCATAAAATGTCCGCAAACGTTCCGCCTGTGTTGTCGCAGAAAGATACGCCACCAATGCCACTATTAGTAACTAGTGCAGAGGCTGCTTGATTTCTAACGATTGCAATGTTGCCGTAACTTGTCGAAGCACCTGGCTGCCCTCCGACAACCAGATTGGAATAACTTCCATTACCCGCGCTAGGGGAAGTAGACGTACCAACTAAAAGGCGTCCCGAGCTGTCGATGCGGGCGCGTTCGGTGCCTTCTGTCGTGACCTTGAAGTGGCCATCAACACCGGTATCGACAACTTCAGCCTCGGTATTGCCAACGCTAATTTTTGCGGCAGCAGCCGATGCCCAGCTCAAAGTGCCGCTGCCGTTGGTGGTAAGTGCCTGCCCGCTAGTGCCATCGGCGCTGGGCAGAGTCCAAGTGACATTGCTGGCAACTGTTCCAGGGGCTTGAAACGCTACCCAGTTGCTGCTGTCTGAATCAGCAAAACGCAGATCGCCTTGCGCGTTGATAGTGACATTGCCGCTGGCATCAACCGACAGGCGATCAGAGCCGCCGGTGGCGATCGAAACCTGATCAGCGCCGGGGCTGTAGATGCCGGTGTTGAGGTCGCCGGTGAACGTGATGCCCGGAGTGCTGGCGCTGCCCAATGCGGAGACAAGTGTGCCGCCACTTGCTAGCAAGCCGAGGTTGGTACTAGCCAGCGTGCCGACGGTGACCCAGGCGTTGTTGGCAGCGTTGCGGATCTTGAGCAGGCCAGTGGTCGTGTCTGCCCACCACTGGTAGGCATACATGGTTGCTGGCTCTGTCGCGCCGCTGTTGTTGCTGACGATGGCAGCAAGCTGGTTGTTGATATCTGAACGCACCGCCGCTCCGGTGCCATTCGAAACGACATAGTCTGCTTGGGGGCTCATAACAAGGCCACTTTGCTCCTACTCTAAACGCCCTTCCCAAATCCCACTGCAGTCCATAGGAAGTTCCTGCTCACTGCCGTGCCGGCGCTGTTTCTGAAGGTCACATCGAAGCCGGTGTTGCTGACGTTGGTGACGTTGAAGTAGTCGCCTGTCGCCAAATTTTGCGCAACGATGCCGACGCTTGGGAGGCTGCTGTTGAGGCCGCCCAAACCGGTAGTGCCTGTAAAGAACGCTTTGTCGAAGGCCACCGAGTAGGTGCCAGCGCCGCTGGTGACAGCACCGATCGACTGCTCTGTTCTGCGTTGGAAGGTGGCCTCGTAGCCGAGTTGGTCGATCAGGATATTTTGCGCTGGGTCGTCGCTGGTCAGCTCGGCCTTGAACTGGAAGCCTCGGCCAAGGAAGGTACCGTTGACGAACTCCTGCCAGCTAGACCATGTGGGCGTGCCAGCGGGATCGTCGGGTGTGCGGCGCAGGTACAGCTTGCTGTTCACCTTGTCCACGATGGCACCATCCCAATCGGACCAGCTATCAACCAGCCCGGTGCGGCTGTCCACCAGATCGTTCGGGAAGAAGCCAGCGGTCACGAAGAAGCGGCTCAGGTCTAGGGCGTAGGATGCGCCGAGGTCGAGCGTGTTGGCAAACTCGTAGGTGCCGAATTGCTGCACGGCACCGAGGTAATCCATGCTGCTGATCAGGTCGAAGTCAGGGATGGCATCCAGTAGCGCATCGCCGTCGATCACTAACGCATCAAACTCATCGCTGTAGAAGACATCAGTCTTGCTGCCTTGGTATGGCGGCGTGTCGGCATCCTCGCGGCGGCTTTGCACCAGCAGATTGCCGAGCGCATCGGGAAAGTCCACAATCACGCTGGTTTCAGCAGGACTCTGCCGGCCGCCGTCATCCTCGAACTTGACCAGGATCTCGCCTTCGACCAGCGGCACAATCGCTTCGGTGTTGTAGCCGGCGACCGCAGGGATCAGGTCAACGCTGTTGCTCCAGGTGCCGGAGCCATCGGTCAGGTTGGTGTGGCGGATGTGGATGCGGCCAGCAACGCGGACGTCCAGATCCACCGTTGCATCCCAACGCAGGCGGGCGCTGTTGGCGCTGATCGGTTCGATGGTCAGGTTCTGGACATTGCCCGGCGGTTCGGTCTTGCCGATCAGGTTGAAGTTTGCAGGCGCTGGGTTGCTGACGCCGCCGAGGCTGTTGATCGATTGCACCCGAACCTGCAACGTGCCAGCGTCCAAGCCCTCGATGCGGGTGCTGGGGCTGTTCGTGTCGATCTGCGACCAGTTGTTGTTGTTGAGCCGGTAGATCACCCGGTAAGACTGCACCAGTTGCAGCGGCGGCACCCAACTCAACTCGAATGCGGTGCGGACGTTCTGGCCGTCGGTGTAAAGGTGCTCGGTGCCGGTCAAGCCGGTGGGCGACTCAGGCAGTGCGGACAGGTTGGTGATATCCCGCGTCTGCAGCTTGATGTTCGATTCGATCGCCGCGTAGATGCTGCTGTTGTACGCCAGCGCTGTCACGCCGTAGATGCCATCTTCGGCTTCTGCCACGCTGACGACGCGGAACTGCTGCGCCTGCAGGCCGGTGTCTTGGATGATCCAGATGCTTTCTGGGTTGGGCGCCTCGCTGAAGGCATTGGTAACAGTGACCACGCCGGCAGCGAAGCCTGCAATAGCACGGGTCTCAGCTAGGCCGGTGGGCAGCAGGACGCTGATCGTGGGCGAGCTGCCGAGCGCGATACCGGTGGCGCTGTCGAGCGTGACGGTTGTGGTCGTTGCTGCCTTGATGCGACCGCCGCGCCTGCTGCCGGCTTTCATGGGATCGGCCACGTCGATCACCATGCCAGGCCGCAGCACGATGCCCGAGTCGATCGACACGGAGAAGGTGACGGTCTCGGTCAGGTTCTGCTCTGACAGCAGTGCCCACTTGCCGACGCGGTGCGCCTGCCCTTGCGAGTAGCAGCCGACTGCCTTGATGTCCTTGTTGATGATGCCGTACTTGGCAACAGCCGCCGCATCCTCGACGTACTCATAGGACACCTCGCCCAGATTGTCGTAGTCTTGGTACGCGACGGTTGCTGTGGTGTGCCGTGCCTTCTGGGATGAGCCGCTGTAGTTGAACAGCCCATCGACCACGTTGGCTGGGGTCAGCAGGTACTGCGGATCCGATGGCTTGTCCTGCAGCACCACCATCGCGCCAGCGCCGTAGTAGGCAATGCCACGGAACAGCGCAACGAACTCCTGGATGACGTTGTAAACCTCGTCCCTGCTGTTGATCAGCATGTTGCAGCTGAACCGGGGCTCCAGGCCGCCGCGTCCGTTGCTGACCAGCTCGTTGCAGTATTGGCTGATCGCGTAGAAGTCGTACCGATCCAGGCTGCTGGCCGGGATGCTGGCGCCATAGCGGGTGTTCGTCAGCAGATCCCACAAGCACCAAGCCGGGTCCGATGTCCACGTTGCAGCACCAAAAGTGCCATTCCAGACGCCGGCGTAGGTGACCCGGCCGAGGTGAGTGGTGGTGTCAACCGTGGCATTGCTGGGCAGTTGCACCTTGATGCCACGCACCAAGTACTTCCGGGCTGGGATGCCTTTGAACTGGCGAGAGTCAAAACGCAAAAAGGCTAATGCGCTATTTGGGTATTTGAATTTTTCGTCAATAATTTCTGTGTAGCTGAACCAGAACGTGCGGTTCTGCCGCCGGGCGCTGGTCTCATCAGCGCTGATACGCTCCAGTCGGATGTCAACCGGAAAAGCGCCAGTCAGGTTGATGATGTAATCGCGCTGGTAAGCGTTGGTGGTCTTGCCGCTGATCGTGTCTTCGAACACGGTCGTGTAGCCGCCGCCGTTGTATTGCACCCTGCAGCGGATGGTGACGCTGTGGCCGATAATGTCGCCGTCATCTTCGATGATCTGCAGCGCTGGCACCTGCACCGTGATGCGGGCGCGATCTACATCTGAGTCGGTGATCTGCCGGGTGACGGATGCAGCAGCCGTGATCTCGACGTTGACGGCTTGTTCTGACTCGATGCCGTTGGTGTTGGCGATGTAGCTCTGCGCCTGCGTGCCATTGCGGGTTACGACGGTGTAGCCCGTGAAGTTGTCAATTCCACTGCTGCTCTGGACGGGCGTCCCGTCCAGGTAAATGCCCTGCACACCATCCTCGATGCCTTGGATCTCGCCTTCGCTGATTAGGTCGAGGACGCTGGCGTATTGGACTGACTGGAGCGAGTCGTCGGCTTCCGATGGCACGTGGGTTGTGCCACCGCCGCCTTTTCCACCACCGCCACCACCACCTGCGCCTTGCAGCACGCCAAGGCCAGCGTTATGAACGCGGATGCCGCCGGCGATGAAGGTGTGGTGCCCCTGGACGGTCAGGTTGTAGACCGTGCCAGCCGGCAGCTCTTCGCGGCCGACGATGGGGCGCAGGTGGTTGTTTTCGTCAACCAGGCAGTCATCGGCGCCGAGGCTTCCGATTGCGACGAAAGCGTTGAACTGGTTCAGGACCCAGTGATTCGGGGTTGCATCCAGTGATGCGCCACCCCAAAGCTGGTAGCGATAGACGCGCTCGTCCGGGTGCTCATGCACCTTCAGAATCGTCGCTTCGTGCAGCGTGCCCTTGTCGTCAAAGCTCAGGACTTGATCGCCAGCGTGCAG